TCCGAGTGTAACAGCACTCTCCGCTGGCCAGTATGTTGCCAGTTACACCACGTCCACTATGAACTATCTCTTCACAGCATGACACCATTGCCATGCACTGCAATCTCATTGAACACGTTTCTCCAATATGCACAGCCCTCGTTGCTTGTTGTCCATAAGAATGCATGCAACAACAGGTACATGTCCAATCGGCTCTTGTGACACTCCACAATCTTCTTGACTCTCAGTGCAAGCTCCACGTCACATGCATCCATGATGTTTGCGATGAATGCACGCCGAACGCCGTATGACAATTTCTTCCAATCATCAAACTTATGCAACTGGTACACCACCGTTGCATGCATCTGCTTTCTTGTTCGTAGCGCATCTTTCATTTGAATGCTCCCTTTTTATGTTTTAAGCTCAGCACAGACATCAAGATTGCTACGCTTGCATAGTCTAAATCAGTTTCAGGCTCACGAAAGTTTATGTACGTGCACTTCCCTACTTTATCATTTTTACGGTGAGCCTTATCCATTGAATTTATCTTCTTTCGCATTGTAAACTCATCTGCACTAAGTCTCTTCATTTGGATTCCACCTTGCGCTTCAGCAGTCTCTTCACAGCGTGCAGGTTGCAGTGATATGCATCCTCATACATCTTCATCACACGCTCCACATCTTGGTCTGAGAACTCGTACAGGCCATCACCTACAGGCTTCGTGCAGTCCTGATAGTATGACTTACTGCACACCTCGTGCGCTCCGTCCCATAGCGTGTACTCATCGCCTTCACGGAACACTAAGATTACTTTTCCATCCAAGTCATAGCGCACGGCGCACTCCAAGACTTCTATGAACATGACTTCATCTTTATCTGGTCTGTTTCGGTGACTGCATGATTCGTGGATACTTGGCGCTATATCCGTATTACAATCAACAATGCTACTCATGAAATAGCATAGGTTGCATGATTGTATTCCGTTCTTAAACTTTGCAGGTCTGTCACAGCTATCAGCCACCAACAATCTCACGCTCTTTTTCTCAAATTTGTTATAGTATGTGAACACTTCTCCGACCTTGTGAAACTTTCTCTTCATAGTATGCTCCTTATTTGATACGTGATACAATTACAAACGGTAGGCTTTGAACCTACAATCGGAGTATACAACGTATGACTCCAATTCAGCGCCGTTCACCACGCTTGTACATTACTACAATTTAGTGCATTCAATTTAATTGATGATGTGGCCTAATCATGTTCCACTGGCATGTGGTTATTATTGGTTTTGAAACAGTTGGCTACATGTACCAAAGACATGCGCTTGCGACATATCCACCGGAATACTCCGAGGAAGATTGTACGTTGCATGATACTATGTTCGTGATCACTTCTATTGCATCGGGTAACACATATGCTACAACTACACCAAGTGCCATCACCACGACAATGAACATGCACAGTATCAATACAAAGACACCAAAATCATGTATTTTCATTTGGGCTCCTTTTCGGTGCTCTTTTCTTAGGGGCATACGGTATACAGTAGTCGCTATGTACATGGTATTCACAAACTTCACCACTTTTATTCTTCACTCTCACTACTCCAAAATCAGGAACTATTCCAAATTTCACGATTTTCTTGTCACAGTCACGTTGCCATGTGTCATGCTCACGCAATTCCTTCACCAGCTCATTTTCTTCCTTTCTAAGTCTGGCGTGTGAATCCTTTGCGTACTGCTCAACAGTGAAGCGCATTTTAGTTGCCATGCTTTTTCTCCTTTTTTTTTTTGTGTGTACAATTATCAAACTCGTACTTACTATTTCTTCACCCTACGCTTCACAATCTTCATGGCTTTGTAGTCCCAATCATTCTCAGCGTACTCCCCACGCCGTGCTCTTGCCTCTTTCATCGTCTCCTCAGTGCACACACATTCAAATCCAGCACCATAATCCAACATCACGTCATACCTGTCCACAGTCTTCCGTACGTATTTCATGCCCATGTCCTCCTACGAACTTCGCCGTGCACCATCAAAATGCACGACAATTATCAATCTCATCGAAACCGATTCCACGCAATCCATACACTGCAAATAGCCTGTGTTGACAAGACTAGCACCATATGAATCGTGTGCAAGCGATAAGAGAGGCGCACCTCACCAGTAGAAATGCGCCCTCTTATGTGTGGCTCTTAGACCACCGTGCTCAATCAATACTTTCCGTCTTCCTCGACTTCCACCGCAACCTCGCCACCTTCATCGGGTGTATCGGTCTCTTTTGGCAAATATCCAGTCCAGCCTTCGGGTGCATTCGCACCAGTCGCAACCAACTGGTAATCGGTCAAGTGAGGCTTGTCTGCATTGGGCACCGCCACAATCCAAGCCCTCTCTTCAGGCTTCGCCTTTTTGATGCACTCAGTGACCAACAGACCGATGCGGTCTTTTCCGATTCCGTACTCAAGGTACACGTCCATGCCCTTGACCACAGACCCGACACCACTGAACATGGCAAGGAACTGCTGTCTCAACGTCACACGCTGAGCCTTGGGTGCCCTCTCGTGCGCCACGCGCTCTTCACCAATCATCTTCTCGAAATCCTTGATTAACTGCTCGTCAAACGAGTTGACAATCAGAGATTTCACCGAAGTCCAGTTTGCACGTATGTTGCTCTTCATACGAGCCCATTCAATCGCTCTCTCTTCTTTCTTCGCCTGAGCCAAAGCCTCTTTTTCAGTCAGTGTCAATTCTACTTCTGCCATTTGTTTTTCTTCCTTGTTCAATACCATATTCTTTGAAGCGGTCAACGACCACTTTTTTCTCTGATTACAATTATATACTAGCACCTATGTACCATATTGTCAATACTGAATTTCAATTATTTTATATGCTGGACACAGGGTGCAGATGCTGTACGTCTATTCTTGACAGAATGCTGGAATGTGTCAGGAATAGACAACCATCGGAACGTGCTGTACAATTATCTAACTGGTGCATGCAATGCTTGGAACGTGATGCACTGCATAGTGTGCAGGATGTGCGTTGCAGGATGTGTGGTGCACGCCACACAGTAGTGTAAATTCTGATTTGTGTGCAATAAGATTCTTTTTTCTATTCACGATGAGTGAACGATGCACACCGCACGCCACGTTGTCAAAATAGGCTGGCATTTTGAACGTGACACTCCCTATATAGGGCTCGGAAAAGCTTGAAAAGACCTTATCCAATCATTGATGTAAATGTAGTCAATATATAGATTTAAATCATTGATTTTAACTTGGCATGTGTTAACTAATTGGTGATATACTGAAAGGACACAAAAGTCACACCGTGTCACACTTTTGGTCTCGTAAGTCTATATAGTGCAATGAGTTGCGAGCGTGTGACAGATGTGACAACTGTGACAGGGGTTCAAAATTTAGGTACGCTTTACTTATAAGACTTGAAAAATGACCCCCCATGTCACATTTGGTGCACTTGTCACACGGCGTGTATCTCTTGTCGCCATATACATTTACCTCGTCAACTTTATTCCCATCGAACAGTTGTACATTTCATTTAAATACCGTGTTCTCAAGTACCACTCTACTAGTTTCTTTACAATACCAAACGCTTGAATATTTGTGCAGTTTAACTTCACTTTCTATATGCTTGTATTAAAGAAAAATAGCCAAACCCCTCCCTTATAGAAATGAACGTGGCGTGCGTTGTGCATTGTGTATCCTGCATCACATGATGTTTGTCATGCTTAGTAGGCTGTGTGTCGTGCATCACACGCCATTTGATAGTTGTCTGGTGGCGTGCACTGTGTGCCACACGCCATTACTACTAGGATATTGTCACAGAAACAGTTCCATCACCTAGTATTAATTGTCGGGTGGTGAGCGACACTTGACACCTGTCATAGTCCATCATCACGTTAAGTGATAGTCTCCCGATGATATGCACTATGAGCAATGAGTCGTCAATGAGCACACTGTACTTGTCGGCTTGATAATTGTCAACCGTTCCGTCACGTCTTTTGACTTTGATTGACACATGGCGTGTGTCGGTAAACGTGTGGCGTGTATAGGTGAACCCCTTGGGTTCGCCATCGCTTACAACGTATGGGAATCGTTTGTACACCTTGCCGTGTTTGTACTCGGCTTCGTTTACAAGAAAGTGCTCTGCAATCGTGTGTAGTGTGCTGTCATTACTCATTCCAATCAACCTCCATTTCAAAAGAGTAGTCCTTTCCAAGGCATTGTGAGAGTGCGCCATATCCGAATCCTAAACCGCTGTGATAGTTTGTTGGTAGGTCACAAACTAGTGGTGTCGTGCCATGATAGAGAATGTTGTTGCTACGTGTGAATCGTTCCATCTGGTGGATAGGTTCAAGCACGTCAACGATGTCATTCAATCGCTTGATAGTGGTTGGCGAGCACCACCCGCCATTGGTGATAGTGATTGCGTTGTTGCCATGTGACGACCACGTTACGGTGCACAGCACAGTGTCATACATGGTGATAGTGATTACATTGTCGTACACCGTCTTTCCATTGTATTCGTGTGACGGTGTCGTGTGTTGCACGTGCATGTACGGATAGCGTGCACGCAATGCCTTAGCGTTGCTTAGGATAGTGTTGAATTGTGATTGTGTCATTATAAACCTGCCTTGTGTTCGATGTTGATAGTGCTGATAGTGAACGTGTCATGATTCTTTCCAGTGTAGCGATATTCAGCGTGTAGCGTGCCAATAGTAGGTGTCAAGTAGTGATACTTCAATGACCAAAGGTGACGGAACATTGCTTGAATACTGGCGTTATCCGTGCGTATCTCTATCATGTTGGAATAGACTACGAGAGTAGCACTATCATTTTGCATGATATGATACTGTTGATACAGTCCAGTACTCTGATATTTTGTGATGAACTCTTTTAACACGTTCTGTTCAATCAGTGATTTGACCGCACTCTGTACTTGTTTCTTTGTCATTTGCTTGCCTCTCTTTATAAATAGTAGCGGTTTGAATCCAGTACAATAGTGTACACGAGTCCATTAGTATGCTGAATAGTACCAGATTTGATAAGTTTGTCTTTCTCTAGTGTACGTCCACACCAACTAGTAAAGCCGTATTCCTGCATAAAGTTGTACACATGACGTTTAGTAGTGTTTGAATAGTCGTAGTGTGGAAATAGCGTTACCGTGCGCAATTTGCTATCAATTACTACGCACAAGGAATTGTACGAACGCAACGCTGTCAAGCTGTTAATCCGTGTTGTGGCGTGCGTGTTGTGGCGTTTGTTAGTCATTGTCTGCATACTGCTGATGGTACAGAATTCTTCTCTTGTCATAATAGTACCTCTCTGTTAGTGATTATTCCATCAGATGGAATTCTAAGCACGCCATGTAATGAGCATGGATTACAGCATGTTTACTGTTGCGTGCTTTATTGTGCTACATTACGAGTCTGATTGGTTCGTCCATCCAAGTAGTGTATATCCAGATTCCAACGAACTTTTCATGATGCAAATAGGTGTCAAACTCGATTGATTTGATGCATTCCCATGGTATTGATGGAATAGCAAAGAGTGCGTGACAGCGTGACGATGCCATTAATCCGTTGTCCGTGCACGTTACGGATATGCCATTACTGTACACTTGTTCGCCAAAGGTAGTCCATGAATTGGTTGGAATGTTAGTCATTNTAGGGAACATTTCACGCAATTCTAGGATAGCGTTGCCCAAATTGAACTTACTGTAGCAATCTGTTTCTGTGGTATCCGTCCATACCTTTACTTTTCCGACAACAATGTTGTCCTGCTGATAGTCCGTTACATTCTTAAGCATTGTAGTACCTCTCTTTTAGTATGTTACGATAGTATTTGGTTGACCTTTGTAGTGGTCAATAATAGCCTGTCTTGTGCCGATAGCGTCTTCTTTGGAATCCGTGTAGTACGTTGCGCTTTCGTCCAGCTTCCCATTAACATACACCGTTACCCTATATTCGTTCAATGCTGGATTGCGCTTTACTTTGCATATCCTCACATTATCCATATTTGTCCTCTCTTTACATGCCTATGGCATGTTGTGCAGACTGCGCAACAGTGATAACCTACCTACCTACCAATCAATTCCTATACCAGACTTTTCAAATTCTTCGTTTAAATCAATAACTTCGGGCTCTTGCTTTTCAGCACTATCAAAAGCTATATCAATAAGCATATTCATAATAAGTTTGTCTATAGCTCTTGAGAAGTTTTCAAATGCTACTTTATTGGCTCTTGCTACAGCTATCTCAAACGTGTTGTCGATACTCGTTTTTAGTCCTCTCTTTATTGCGTGATTATTGGCGCAATCCACACAACACGCCATTATGTGTTGTGTTTCTAACTATGCATATTCACTGTTGTTAGGTGAATAAATCCTGTATTCTAGGATTGTAACGTATGCTTATAGCATTTGTTACTGTTCGTTTGTCGATTGCCCCACCCTATTACTTGCGCCTGTCACATGCGGTGTATTTCCGGTTTCGGGGAAACCCTTTCAATTCAGTCCAACAGCCTTGGTTTGCGTGTTGTCTGTAACGGTGTGTGTCGCACGGCCTTGGATGTTTTGCCTGCATCCGTCACCGCCTGTCGTCTGGTATTGTCTAACCCATGGCTATCGCCTCCTCTATCTGAATATAGTATACTCTATCTCACTTCAGATGTCAATAGTAATTATTGAAATATTTCAAATATTTTTATAAAACGACCTTGACAAACGTGAACACAGGCGCAGGGCCTCGTTGCCGTGCGTCAATTATTTTTTATTTTTTATATAATATAGTATAGCGTATACCACTTATAGCTGTCGGGTGGCGCACGCCATTTGCTGACCTTATCATAACACAATGGGTGTCGCACGCCATTTGCTGACCTTATCCAAACATTGATTGAACAGCACCCAACGCTCATTATCTTCATCAATGCTTTGTAAAGACTGTAGTTTGGATGTATAACTACACCACCGAGCCTGAGTTAAAGCTCCAATCATTGATTTGGCATGTTGAGGAAAGGTCATGCCAGCTTTTGATGATTGTCACCACAAAAGATAGCCGTTATCACGTACATATTTCGCATCTGTGTCAGAATCGGTATTGACTTATACATGCTTGTGTCGTACACTGTAGATGAGGTGGAATACCCATGCGAGACCTAGCCGAGACCCGACAAATCATAATCAACACGTACCAGAGGACACACGATTATGAGATGTCCCTTCGGATTGTCGGCATCAATGACAAATCGGAGCGTGTGATAATTGAATCAGACGGTTTGTTTTGGGCAACGATAACTCGAATCGAAGCTGAGTTCTGTGCATCCTTCACTGAGACACTGCAAGAGTTGATGTATCACGGAAAGAACGAGAATGTCAGGCTTCAAGCGGCTGTGAAGTTGGGAGAGATTTGGCATCGAGATAAGTTCAGTGCACAGAAGAAGGATGAGGACGAACACACTGTCAACCTGCATCTCTATCTGCCCGATAACGGACGTACAGCGAAGTAAACGTAGCAGTGGTGGGTGCATCACCGTTTTGATAATTGTACACGAGGAAGTGCGGGCGTTGCCCGTTTTGTAGGCTGGCTTGGAAGTTGGTAGAATGAAGATTCATCCACCATGGTGTGGAAGGAGTTCGTGGGACGCTAAGGCGCACCATGCTGAGGATGGAGCGTGACGTATGCCGCAGAGGATAGCAGATGTAGAGCAGAGCATGGCAAAGGTGAAGAGTATAAAGCCGAACCCTGGGCCACAAGAGCAGTTCTTGGCTACTAATGCAGACATAGCTATATTCGGAGGTGCTGCTGGAGGTGGGAAATCATACAGCCTGCTCATGGAATCATTGAGGTATGTCGGGGTGCGTGGATATGAGTGCGCGATATTCAGACGGGAAGCCACACAGATAACCTCTGGTGGTGGACTGTGGGACACGGCGCACATCTTGTATCCAGCCTTTGGTGGAGAACCGAGGACTACGCCACGGCACTTCTGGACATTTCCTGCTGGCTCGAAGATTGCGTTTGCGCACCTACAACACGACAAGAGCGTGAAAGCGTGGGATGGTGCACAGCTCACATTGGTTGGCTTTGATGAATTGCAACACTTCACGGAGGCACAGTTCTTTTACATGCTGTCGAGGAACCGTTCAACGTGCGGCGTGCGGTCTTACATGCGTGCCACGTGCAACCCCGACCCTGATTCGTTCTTGGTGAAGTTGTTGGCATGGTGGATTGACGAGGAAGGCTATCCGATTCCTGAACGTTCCGGTGTCGTGCGTTGGTTCATAAGACAGAACGGCGAGCTTATTTGGTTTAATTCGTATGACGAGTGCTATGCGCTGTATCATAAGGAGATAGACTCAGGTGATGCAAGTCCTAAGAGCTTTACGTTCATTCGTTCAACGCTGGAGGACAATCCTGCTCTGATGGAGCTTGACAAAGGCTACAAGGGCAACTTGAATTCGATGTTTGAATATGAACGGCTGAGATTGCTGAAAGGAAACTGGTTTGCACGACCGCAAGCTGGCGAGATGTTCAAGACTGGCTACTGGAAATACATAGACCGTGATGACATGCCCCGCATTGACAAGATGAAGGGCATTGTGCGTTATTGGGATAGGGCTGGAACATTGCCGAGTGACAAGAATCCTGACCCTGACTGGACTGCTGGTTGCTACATGATGCTGAGTCCTGATGATAATTTGTACATATATGACATGCGGCATGCGAGATTGGAGCCACATGATGTGGAAATGCTTGTGAAGGACACTGCGGAGCAGGACACACGTGAAGTTCCTATCTGGCTCGAACGTGACCCTGGGCAAGCTGGCAAGGCTGAAGTTGCTTATTACATCAGGAATCTAATGGGGTATGACCTGCACCAACGTCAGAAAAGGACGTCAAAGTTGTCTTATTGGAGGCCGTTTGCATCACAGGTGAAGGCTGGCAACGTGTATTTGGTCAGAGCACCGTGGAATAGAACATTTGTTGATGAGCTGGCGTCTGTGACCGATGGTTCACAAACAACACATGATGACCAAGCTGATGCCGCATCGGGAGCTTTCATGGTTTTGGCAAAGATGATGAAAGATGACATCAGTGATAGCAAGGCAATGAAGAACATGGGGGTATGACGTGAGAAAGAAGGAACGCCGAGCGCTGAAAGAGCGAGTGTACAAGCAGGAATTGGTGAGATTGGAAGGCGAGATGCAGGCACAGGCCGATTATCATGCGAAATTGCGTGAATATGTGAACGTGCATGGCTCAGACAACCTTCCTGTGGAGCATAAGAGAAACGTGAAAGCGGCTTTTGAGTCGATTTCATGGGAGAAAGACCCTGTTGTGTGTGCTAAAATAGAGAAAACGGCGAAGATTGCAACGAAAAACGTTCTTAAACGAGGAATTATACAATGGGCATAAAGAGCAAGGCGAAAGCATGGCTAAGGTCAATACTCAGCGATAGATTGAACGATGAATTGTTCGATTGGTCTGCTCGTCCACGTGCTTTTGTCATGAATACCCGTCAAAATGGCAGTACTCCCGTGCTTGACACGGCGAATCCCGCTGTCATTGACCATGCTCTTGTGCGTGGATTGTACCGAAACACACTGAATCAGTACGCTTTGGCTGGACAATTGGTGAAGCCGATAATCGACTCGAACGTGTCGTTCATCGGTGTTCCCACGTTGCGCTCCACCAATGCGAAGACAATGCAAGCAATTGATGGATTCAAGAACACTCTTCCGTGGCAATCCGTGCATCGGATAGCGGAAAGAGAGGGCACGGCGTACGTCTGGCCTCAAGTGCAACCGAATGGGGAGCTAAAACTAGTCGTTTTGCGACCCGAGATTGTGAAAACCATCTGCATTGACCCATTGACAAAAGAAGTAAATGCTTATATACTAGAAGATAGGTTCACCTATAAGGACACGTCCGACATTACCAAAAACATCACAATCACCACAGTCATTGATGCAAAACAGATGAAGCAGACCATAGTTGCCGATGATGGTAGATTGAACGTGAAGGACAACGTAGTCAGGAACGTGTTCGGATTCATACCTATTGTAGCATTTGTGAATGACGCCGAGCCTTGGGAATCACGTGGACATAGTGAAATAGAGAACATCGAGCCACAGTTGAAGCTATACAATGATATTTCTGTGGAAGCTGTACGTTCACAGAAGCGCGATGGACATCCCAAGATGAAAGTTACGACCAGCAACGTACGAAAATGGGTCGAGCGCAACTATGGTGTCGGAATGTATGAGCTTCTATTGGCAGGGCAAGCTAAATTGTCACTGGACGATAGGGATTTGTACATTTGTGAGTCCTCAGGCATTGATGGCGAGGGTGACGAAGATGTTCAATATGTCGAAGCTAGTCGGACTACCGGAGAGTTCAATTCTCTATCTGAAAAATCATTCACAAACATCGTGGAAGGTGCGCAAACACCGGAAATCATCTTTGGTGCGAACATGGGCACTTCTCTTGCTTCAGTTCGTGAGCAACGTCCTGCTTATATAAAGAAGATTGAGAAGAAACAGCTTCAGTACGAGGCGAGTTGGAGAAAGGTAATTAACGTAGCACTCCAAGTCAAGGGTGTTGCTTCATTTGAAGAGTACGATTTTGATGACTTCAATATGGTTTGGCCTACTCCTGACTTCTCATCAGAGAAAGAGAAAGCTGACACGGTGAACGTCATGTCTACATCATTGGTCAAGATGAAGTCAGCGAACATGATGGGTGACAAAGCGATACACAATACGTTGAAACAGCTTGGTATTTTGCAGGTTCAGCAGGACTACAAGGAATATGCGAAGGACGTTGAAGAGACCGCAAAGCTCATGAAAGAACGTAATCCTGATAAGATTGCAGAACAGGACAACAAGATGAATCAGCGCGTGGCAGACGGTGATTATGACAACACCGTGCCGAACAAGGATAAAAGCGAGGAAGATGATGCCAAATAAAGTCAAGAATGAGTTGTATAATGCACGATTCAGCACTCGTGTGATTGGCGGTGCAGGTGTTGAGGCAGAGTCAATTCCAATTGGCAATCCTACTGCTGTCGAGACTTTGTTCAAGGACATGGAAGCAATTGAGTTCGTGAACGAGGTTCTGCTTGGCGAAGAGCACCCGACTGATGATTGGTCTGGAAATATCATACTTACGGAGGATTGGGCACGCTCGTTTGCGAATGCTGTGAATACACGTCCTGGCCTTCTGTACACAAAAGGACATGAGGATGCTGCACAGCATTGGGCGACTCGTGCTATTGCTGGTGGATACATCATCGGTGGAAAANTGGAGAACGGTAGGTTGCTGTTGCGTAACCGTCTTCTTGTAAAGAAAAACGAGACTGACAAAGAGTTTGTAGAGCAGACTAAACGTGAGATTGCGGCTGGTATGTTGTCCACTTCTACTGGTGACATTCAGAAACGCCGAATAGAGTTCGTTGAGGACGGAAAGTACAAGCAGTATGCGGTCGAGTCCGTGAAGAATCAGACCAATGCGCTTGTGGAGCACGACATGCATGCATCCGATGCAAAGATTGTAAGTGCTAATTTTAGACTCGGTTACTATGACAGTAACGATAGATTTGTGGGTGTAGAACCCAACGCCACAGACGGTGGTGGGAATCATGACAAAGGAGAAGAAACCATGGGATTCAAAGAAACTGTTGAGATTATCAAGACAGCTTTGAAAAGTGGCGAGGGAGACATGCCCACTCTGCTCAAAGAGCTTGGACTTGAAGTCGTCACGGAAGAGGTCAAGACTGCTGTTGCACGTCTTAAGGCCGCTGAAGACAAAGTTGGAGATATCAGCGTGTTTGTGTCTGGTATCGTGACGGAACGTGAAGCCAATTTCACCACAATCAAGTCGGCAAAGCTCAAAGAAGCTTTCACTGACAGTATTGTGCATGAAGTTGCAGAGTCTTTGTTCAGTGTAAAAGCTGGTGGAGAAAAAGAGATTACGGAAGAGATTGCAAGACTCAAAGGTCTTGGAGTCATCAAGAACATCCAGACCGACCTCGCCTCACGAGTTGGCTATGTGCCGAGTGGTGATGAGAGTGCGGCTGGTACTAAGAACACTGGTGCTGTGGAGGCTTAATTATGGCTATGATAGCTTACGAAGAGAACTACAATTTTCACGAAGAAACCTTGCAGGATGTCTTGCAGGAAGTAACCAACAATACCACTAGAGCACTGCTTCACAATGAACTGGTGTATCTTAGCGGATATTTTGGTGAAGTGTGTGAGCCTGTCAGCATTGCCGCTGGGCTTACTGGGTACATCAACATCAACCACAACCGCACAATCCGTACCGAACAGGTCGGAACCGGTGCACTGCTCAGTGGCGATTTCGCTGTTGGTGGCACTGTGTACGTCATTCCTCAGGTCAATGGAAGCGAAGCTCTTCTGGTCAATCAGAATACTCTGATCAATCCAGCGAAGCCTGTCGGTATCTGTGTGGCGTTCGCCGCTGACAATTCATGGGTGACTTTCAGACCGTTCGTGCAGACTGCTGACTTGGGGCTGATTCGTGACATCGATGGAATCATCTCTGACATCACCGATGCAATCGACCTGCTCAATGATGCTGTAACTGAGACTGGCTCTGTGTTGCAGATGATTGAGGACGAGGCACAGGAAGCTACGTTCACTCCTACCGTAGGAAGTGGAATCTCTGCTGTGACTTTGAAGACCGCACTTCTTGAAGTCGGAACCGATGTAGAGGCAATCAAAGAGAAGCATTTCCTGATGGTCGAGCTTGCTGTTGGTGCTGATGCTTCTGGTGCTGGACTTGCATTCACCAATGCGACCACTGGTCTTGCCGTTGGTGACAAGATTGTGGACGCTCATGTGATTTGTGACACTTCGAATGGTGCTGGAACACTGAAGCTGAAGCACACTGGCGGAGCTGACATCACTGCGGCTCTTGCGTGTACGACTGTTGATGTGCTTGCTCGTGCGGCTCTGCTTACTGATGGTGTGCTGACTGCAAATGGGCTGACAATCATCGCTAATGGTGCGGCTGACCGTGGCCGTATGTATCTGACCTATATCAAGGCATAAGGAGAATGACCATGAATATTATCACTAGAGACACCCTTGCGAACGACCTTCAGACTCGTTTCGCATCAGGGCTGAAGGTGTCCGTTGAACCGGACAAGGCGGCTCGTGTCGCCAACACAGTATTTGGGAAAGCCTCCAATGCCATGAATCCAGCAATGTTCAGAGCATTGGACTCGAACGTGAAGGATATCTCTTCCACGAACACCATCAACATCAGTGGCAACTACAGCTCTGGTTTTGACGTTCCGTTTGTTGAGAATCAGTCCGTCCGTCAGCTTATCACATCCGGTAAGTTCTCTTCAAACTCGCTTCCTGTCAACTGGCAACAGTTCTGGGATGCGATGCGGATTGACCTTACCATGAAGAAGACACTGCATCAGACCATCCGTCAGGAAATCTACCAGATGGTGTCCATGCCGAACGCCACTCGTATCATGACCCTGCAAGAAATGTTCCCGTATGCCTTTGAGTTCCTTGACAACAATGGCGAAGGGCAGTCGGTTCCTCTCGGTGAGAAACTGCTTGGTCAGAAAGACACCATGACGTTCTATATCAAGGCCACTGGCTTTGTGTTCACGTTGCTTGGTCAGCTTTTTGATATCACTCTCGACATGGCTAAGATGAACGATGGTGTTGCCATGGCGTACGCGCTGCAACGTGACGAGGATGCAATCAAGCCGATTCTTGATTACAGCTACTCCGGCACACAGCAGACTGCGGCTTACGTTGATGCAGCGGCAAAACGTCAGGAGCTCCTGTACAATACCATTGTTGATGGTATCGATGACCTTGGAAATCGTGTTGACCCGTTCACAAATGAAAAGATTCCGACTTCTGGACTCGTGTTGCTTGGCTCGACCTACGACCTGAACCACATCCAACAGGTGATGTCTGGTCTCCCGTCCACCAACGAGCGTGTCTATGGTCAGATTCCTCAGATTTCCAAAATGGTTGCGTATGATACCGAATACATCCAGTTCGGCAACAGAACCCGCACGTTCACTGGTGTCACCGCTGGTAAAGTGTATTTGATCAAACCGAACAGATACATGACCATCGCCACCAAACGTGAACTGACCATGGAAGCCGATGCAAAACCAGACGTGTTGACTCTTGCAAGAGAGGAACGGTCTTGGTACTACTGTGAAGCGATTTACAATGCGATTGGTATCGCCAATTTCATTCAGGAAATCACCCTCCCAACTTGGTAGCCCTCCTTGTTCATACCCGACTACAGGAGCTTGCCACTCCTGTAGTCACCTTTGAGGTGAAAGATGACAAATCTTGAGAAGCTGAAATGGTACATGTATCCGTACTATCAAACGTACGAGTATGAAACCATCCTTGACGAGTATATTACCACCTACGGTAGCGTGGAGCGTGCCGCTTCCGCATTATGGGGTGAACTTCCGCCACGCATAGCATCTGGTGGCATAAAGTCATATGATACTGGTGCATCATCCACGGTCTTTCAAGATTTGAACAAAATAACTGACTATTGCAGAGAGCGTGCCAAGCATTATGAAATGGTGGCTCGTGACAGTGAGACGAATGGCTCGATTATTGCGAGAACACGCAGGACTCGTATTGTTGGAGGAGCTAATGATAGACAGTATGTTGGCTTCGATTATGATTGAACAACTGCGTGAAGTTGAGATGGGTAGGATTCTGAGTAATCCTGTCACGATAAGATTGAATTATCGTGAGACAAAAGACAATGGATTTGGTGTTCTTATACCAGATTTGTCCAAAGCTTTATACTACGTGGAATCCTATCCGTTCATGATAGCACCTGAGCAGACACCAGTCTTGAAGGTCGCTGGAACAGAGTCTCCATTTGGAATTGCAAACCAAAGTATTCTCATGATACCATATGACAATACATGGCTGAAAGAGAACATGGTCTTTGATGCGAATCAGAGAAGATATAAGATACTGTCCATCAATACGAATGTGATGATGGGTGGTGTGATAAGCAAGATGGCTAGGCTTCAGGATGTGACAGAGACAATCGATGTATCTTCAGACCTTGCGGTAATTGGAGATGCTGGCGTGCTGTTTGATGGTAGTGATGCATTTGTGATAGGAGAGGCATAATGGACAGCATATTCATATCGTTGGTCGGTGCTGAGATTGATGAAGGCCAGTTGTTGATGGCCATATCACGGAAGACCGCATACCGTATGCTTATCGAGCTTGCCACGAACCTTGGTCTGTCTGACACAGGTGTGTCAATGGAAAACATAAGACAACCTGTCATGAAAGAAGATGATGACCTTCTTCCAGCGAGGTAGCATATGGCCTTGATTCGTGGTGTGACAAGAGTAACATCGACTGATGTTCTGAAGGTGCTTGCTAATATTCAGAAGATATACAAAGGACGTGAGGAACAGGCATTCTGGATTGCACAGGAATTTGCAGATGCAATTGATAGGGATTTTGATGCGATTCAGCGTTCCAAGAGACCATGGACAAAGGGTGCGTTCTGGAAAAACAGAACTGGTCATGCGGCAGGTGGGTGGTACACAGAGGCATGGAAGGTTGGAAAGAACGTTGGATTCACCATCTCGCACAGTGCAAACACACGGTATGCGGAGCAGTTGGAAGGGTATGTCACCAGCAAGAAAGGTGACACGAGCGTGAACATCATGATGAACCAGTATGCAAACAACTTTCTGACCGAGCTATATCTTTTATATGGAGGTGATAATGCTTAAAGCTCTTGTAAACTATATCAAAGCAAACACATCCATAGCACGTGTGCTTCCTGAAGGTGGCTTGAACCAGAACATGGGTGCTGGCACTGAGGCGTACATTGAAGTGCATGAGATAGAGAAGTTTGGTGCATTCCGTAGCTCGAATAGAAACAGCACTGTTGAGTTCGGTGTCAAGGTGTGCTTTCCAATAAATCATCAGATTGACTTGGACAATTTCGTACTGTTTGAACTATTTACAGCACTTGATAGAAAGGTTCTGACAGTTACGAATGGCACGACTGTTTCATATGTCCAAATGGAAGTCACATCCGATGTGTCTGGTGTTAATCGCGAGGATGATGGGTACATATCACGAGAAAGGCTGGTGTCAATGCCTTGCAGATGGAGGTGAGCATGAGATTCAAGTATTATCTTGGTAGCGTGCTGGTGTGTGAATCGGATTCCAAAGTCCACTTCACTGCTGGTTATCCTGCCATTGTCGAAAAAGAAGAAGAGGTGAAAGCCTCAAAGAAGACGAAATCAACTGTAGTGTCTACAGTAGAGAATGAAGTGAAGGAGGAACTGTAATGGGTTTCACAAAAGACAGAAAAACTGGTTTTTCTAATGAAGGATTCCGTATACGGCGTGTGAATCCAGATGGTACGTACCCTGCTGTAGACAATCATCTTGGTTTTACAGGTACGGTGGATGCATCAGCTCTCGGAGCTACCGATGTGCTTTCGTATCGTTGGGATGGTGTTGGTGCATTCGCTGACATTGTGTGCAACCTTACTGCTGTCGGTGCTGACCCGACTGCGGCGACTCCGCTTGAGATTGCAACGGCGCTGAATCTGATTGCAGGCTTTTCGGCTCAGTTCATCGCTTCTGTAGATTCTACTACGAGTCGGTTGCTGATTGAAAACGCCGTGGCTGTGACGGGCAAGACGTATCTTGAACTGAAAGGCGATATTGCTATTGGCCTCGGTTTTGGTGCGAGTGGCGATGCATCTGCAATGGGCACTCAGTTTGTGGAGTGCTATGATGACTCTGCGGCTATCGCTTTGCCTAAGAACTGGAAAGACGGCGAAGAGATTGAGCAGGAGTCCGGCAGTGGTAACATCGACTCGATGCTGATTGACGGAGTGCTGAAAGGCGTGAATCCTTCAATCGCTCTCACCGATGAGATGTACGAGCTGAAGCAGATGCTCATGGGTGGCTTATGGGATGACACTCTTACTGAGTACACTCCCCCGACATCGGAACTCGTGGTCGCACCGCTATGTGCCGCTGAGATTTTCGTTGCCAAATACGGGAAGGGCTCTCAGCACCGTGGCGACATGACTGGCTACAAGATGTACAAGATTCCACGCATGACTGGACACGAGACCGACCTTTCTCACGAAGTCAAGGGTTGGGCGGCTTACCAGTTTGAATGCATGGCCTCTGAGTACATGGAAGGAACCGTGCGTAAGCCTGGCTATACTGAGAAAGAGCTGACCATTGCACAAGCGACTACTCTCGGTATTGTATAATCTAGCGAACGTAACACTAGGGGTGGTCATTGAACAGGCCACCCCTTTTTAAAAAGGAAAGGGTATGGACGTACATGGCAAGGACGGACTACAGGTTATAAAAGAGAATACAGAAGTGCCGATTCTTCTTCCTTGGAATGGGGAATTTGGTGTTTTCATTATACGCATGTTGAACGCCACTCAGCTTAGAGCCTGTGGCGACTTCACGACACTGGAACTTGATACTGAAGAGGACGATACAAAAGCTCCTGACTTTGAAGCGATAAAGAGCTTGAAGAACATGCAGGAGAAGATGTTCACGCTTGCTCTTGTGAAGCCTACATTCAATGAGATGTGTGATATTCTTGAAGTGTCGGCTACCATGCAACGATTTCGTGGGACACTCAAGCATGCACGAGAGCAGATACGTCTCGTTGAGGATGTTGAGGAAGCTCACAAATATGAGGAAGAGATAGACTTTTACGAGAATGCTCTTGGATTCCTTCTTCCAGACGATTTTTCTGCCGCACTCACGGCTCTCTTGTTGCAGAAGGATAACACGGACATACGTAAGGTCACGAAGGAGATGCTCTTCGAGGCCGCAATTATGGCAGAGAAAGGCCATGACAATCCATCAGACCATATAAGCGGTGTGTTCACGGACTTCCAACATGAGGACATCAACAAATATGCGTGGATTGAGCTTGCCAAGTACAAGGAAATGCAGGATACCGACAAGAGCGCAAATGGTCGTGTGTGGGTACGTGGTAAGAAAAGGAGAAAATAATGCCTGATGCTGGTGTAATCAATAGCTCTATACGTATAGATATATTCAAGCTACAATCAGACTGGATGAAAGTGAACACTGCATTTAAGTTGGGCAGTGCGCAAGCGTCTAAGGCTGTTGAAACATTGTCATTGGATGTTGATTCTCTTTTGAAACGGCAGGGAAAGACACTTCTCAAGCTGTCATCCATGTTTCCGAAGCTTCGTGCACAGTACATAGCTCTCGCAAAGTCTGCCAAAGACCCTGAAGAACGCAAGGCTTATGAGGACAAGATTGCTGTCATTGAAGCTTTGATGCTGAAAGTGGAGAAGTATGCTGACCGTTCCAAGAAGATTGCAGAGACAAAGAAGCGCAAAGAGAAGGAAGAAGCGGCACTTGCAAAAGAGACTGCTGATGCGGTAGTCCTTGCAGAACAGCAAAAGCAAGCCGCTATGAAGAACAGCATTGGCGTGAAGGTGCTCACCATCGTGAAGTCCTTGTTGTACTACAAGGTCATCATGACAGCGATGCGTGCCATTGGGCGAGCGGTGCGTGAAGCGGCTACCGCAACGGTTGATTACGAACAGCAGCTTGCCAATACCCAATCAGTGGCGCAGGGCACATCAAAAGACTTGCGTGCTCTTGATGCGGCAGCTCGGCGTGCTGGTGAGACGACACGTTTCACTGCTCGTGAGTCTGCCGAAGCACTATACTTCATGGCCTCCGCTGGATATTCGGCTACCGAGTCCATACAGGCTCTTGACGGTACGCTTGCCATGGCACAGGCCACTGGTCAGTCGTTGCAGAGCACATCGGAAGTACTTGCTGTCACAATCGCTCAGTTTGGCTTGGAAGCCTCCGAGTCTATGCGCGTGGCGAACGCCATGACAGCAGGTATCACGAGTTCGCAAGCAACCATGGATAAGTATAAGACCTCGTTGTACCAAGTCGGCCCTGTTGCGGCTGGAACTGGTCGTAGCTTGGAGGAAGTGCTTGGTATCTTGAACGTCATGTACGATTCAGGTATGCAAGCATCACGTGCTGGTCGTGCAATGCGCAATGCCATGGCAGAGCTGTCCAATGAATCAAGTGCGACCGTGAAGAAGCTCACTGCAATGGGTATTGCGTTTGAGGATATCGATGTAACTCAGAACTCTCTCGTTGATGTGTTTGGCACATTGAACGATGCTGGATTGTCAACTGGTCAGATTATGAAGGCTTTTGGCAAAGTAATCGGGCCTCAGATGCAGGTCATCATCCGGTCTTCGCGTGAGGAGCTTGAACGCTATACCAAAGAAGTCACCAACACAAACAAGGCTGTTCTTGCGGCGCACATACAGAACGACACTCTTCAGGGCGACCAGTATCGCTTGAAGTCTGCATGGGAAGCTTTGGCAATCTCTATCGGAAACAACCTCATTCCAGCATTCAGGTCTGTCATCCAATCGATGTTTGAGGGCATACGTGCCGTGAACATTTGGGTGAAGAGGCTCAGTGGTGTGCATAGCATTGCTGATGACTTCTCACGCACCATGAACACTTTGAAGGAGCGGCAGGATGAGTACAGTCGTTTGACAAGTTTGTTGAATGACAAGACCATTGCGCTCACTGCAAGTGAACGAAAACTGTATGAACAGAGGCTTCGACAAGCGGCTCTAGACATATCGGCTTCATTGCGTGAATTGTCAAATGATTATGAGGACGTTATTCAGAAGCAAGCAAATCTTGAGCGAGCGAATGCACTGGCAGAGAGCTTTCAAAAGCAACAGGAAGAATATGAAAAGCTTGTAACATTATATCAATCATATGATTTCAGCACTATGGAAGCAAAGCGTGCTAGTGCAATCAAAAAAGCTCTTTTTTCGAGCTATCAGAATTTGACATCAAGTCAGCAGAAGATACGTGCTGAGTATAATATCATGCTAGGATTGGTTGATGAATCAACAAGAGAAACACTCACAAAGTTGTTTAAAGGTGTTGCACGTATTCCTGTTGAAGTTGATAAGAGCAATGCGAAAATAGGTGCTGTTCTTGCACAGCCCTTTGGTGATGCAGATGCTTTCATACAAGCTATGTCTGACCCAAACTATTACAAGGGTATCACAGCGACCATGGGCTACGCTGTGCAGTCATTCGCAAATGCAACTGAAGTAGCATTCATTGATACTGGCCTCGCCGTTGCCGCCGCTTCAAATGACATCGACAATGCATTGAAGGCATTTGCACAGACCACAGAAGAGACTGTATTTCAAGTCGCCAAGCTGTATGCGGCTGAACAAATTACTGAGAAACACATGATGTCATTGAATCCAGTGCTCAGAGAGCGCATCAAGAATCAGGCAGAACTCTTGAAGCTTGAGAAGAAGACTGCTGATGACACTGTGGAGTATGAGGCTATCGAGGCAATGCGTGAACAGCTAGACTTATCAAGTAAAGTCAATGAAGCTACTGTAGAGCTCAACAAGACAATGCTTGATAATGCCATTGACATGCTCACGTCCAGCTCAAATATTGAGACAGCGAGCGCGGGATTTGATGAGCTCCGTGCATCGGTAATCGCAGAGACAGAAGCTCTTCGTGCACAGGCACAGGCACAGTATGATGCGAACGAGGCTGTTGTTGAGGAAGCTGAAAACGTAGGCCCTGCTACTCTAGCCGCATTGAGACTAATCAACACACGTCAGCTTGAAAATGAAATGCTGAAAGCAAGTCTGTTTGAGACTCAGAAGCTCATGAAGGTTGAGCGTGAACGGCTCGCCGCACTTGGATTGCTTGAAAGTGCAGAGCTAGATAGGCTCACCACGCTTGAGAACTCATACAAGACCTCTCAGTCAGTGTTCCAGAAGTACTATGAAGAGCTTGCCAACGCGGAATTGAAGGAACGTGAGGAAGCGGTGAAGACCGCATATGACAAGGCTCAGAGTCTTGATGCTATCGGCAAGGCGTACCAGATGGAGCTCAATCTGCTTGTTGCAAAGAACGCGGCGAAGATGGATGAGCTCAAGACTTCTGCCGAGAAGGAAGCGACCGCACAGCAGGAGGCTCTTGCTGAATGGGAACGTGAGGCTAAGGTTGCCTATGACCAAGATGTGCTGAATCTGAAGGAAGCCAATATAGCCAAGAAGAATGACTCCATAACTCGTGAAGCACAGCGTATATCTGAGGCTGAGTCTCTACGTACGGAAGAGCTTGCCTCATTGGCTATCGACTATGCAAAGAACGCTATCACGCTTAAAAAGTACGAGGCTGATAAGATTCAGACAAACAAGGATGCTGATGCTGAGATATCATTGGCACATGAAGAAGGTACCATAGAGCGTGAGGCTATTGATGCTGACTCGAAGACACAGCTTGTAAAAGCTGAAGAGGAGCATACTGCAAGGGTCATTGCAGAGCATGCAAAGCTGAACAATCTGCTTATCTATCTTGGCATAACACTTAATGATGCACAGAAAGCGCAGTTCGCTGAGTACCTCAAATGGATTGAGGAAGCTGGCGTTAAGCAGAAGACTGCCGCAGAGAAGCTTGCCGATGCGATATTCGAGGATACCAAGAAGCTCGTCACCACAATCACAGGCATGGTTGGGGACATTGATGCAATCATGGACTCTGCACTTGAACGCCAGCTTGACCGCATGGACAGGGCACTGAAAGCTCTTACAGACTATTATGACGAGCAGGAAATTCTTGCAAAGGAAACGGCTGGCGTTGAGGAAGACACTGAGCGTGAGAAGCTTGAGAAGAACCTTATGGAGGCGCAGAAATCAGCAGATGGCGAGGCAATCATAGAGGCCGAGAAAGAGCTCAAACGTTTTGACATCAAGCAGGATTTTGATGCGAAACGGAAGAAGGCTGATGAGGATGCGGCATGGGCAAAGGCACAGCTTGAATACAAGTACGCCATGATATCATGGGGCTTGAATGCGGCGCGTGTCGCGTCCGAAGCGGCTCTTGCTATCATTACGGCAATACGTGCGGCGGCTAGTGCACCTTTGTTAAAGGGGTGGATGATTGGNGCTACAGCGGTAGCGGCTGGTACGCAGGTCGCCGCACATGTTGCTTCAAAGCCGAGTGCTCCCGTAAAGGCTGACTACTTCGGAACCGGTGGTATGATACATGGAACATCAGAGGGTACTATGGTTGTAGCTGGTGAGCGCAACAGGACTGAGGCCATATTCAATCCAGAGCAGATGGCAAATCTTTTGCTTGCGATTGGAAATGGTAAGATGTCTGGAACGTCAGAGCCCATGCAGGTGACGTTTATCATGCAGGCTCCTGATGGGCGTGAGACTGCTCGTGAGACAGTAGGACTGATTAACAAAGGCCAATTCTTAATTGACCCGAAAAAAGGTGTAAGGAAGGTGTCGTAATGAGAGTACTGTATAACAACGTGGCGATTGAGGCGGCTATAACAGCAACATCCGAGAACGTGAACTTTCCCTTGGGCAATCTGTTTGTTCCAGCCCTGTCCACGCCGTACAGGTCTCTGGCGACCCCTGTAGACCTTTATCTAACCTTTGATGTGGAAGAGGCGATAAATTGCATTTCATTGGCTGGACACAACTTGACAACACTCAGATACAGGGTGTATGATATAGGTGACAATATTGTTGAGGATGTCAGCTTAATCGAGGTCGAACCAACGGCGATGATATATCTATCACAATCAACAGCGAAGAAGATACGTCTCACGATGAACTCCGATGAGACCTACATTTCGATTGGTGCTTTGTTCACTGGCATGTATTATCAAATGCCTTATCCAGTTGCCTACTATGACGAGACGATTGAGATGACCAACGAACGCTTTGAAACGGCGTTCGGTCAGGTCTTCGGAAGTGATGGAGAGTTTTTACAGACATATTCGCCTGAATTTGTCAACATAACCATGGCACAGTTCAACGCAATCAAAACGATGCTTGAAGCTGTGCGTAATTTTGTACCTCTGTTTGTTGATATGACGGAGGATGCTCATGAATACAAGGCTCCTCTGTACTGCACGGTGAGCCTCGATTCAATCCCGAACTCCCGCTATTCAAGAGCGAATAGGATTGATGGTCAGAAGCGCACGATTTCATTGAAAATCAGGGAGGCCAAGTAATGGCTATAACGAAACTTATAAGTCCAAACACGTCAGTCCCTGTTGTAGAGGGTGATTGGGCTCTTGCAATGGCACAGATGACAGCACTCAAGACAGTAATGAGTGGAAATCAGATGGTGCTTACGCAGTGGACGAACACTTCTACGCTATCCAAGCTTGCCAACGGTGCATATATACATCATCTTGGCGCGATATATGTGGTTGACACTGAGGACTTCGCCATAACAGTTCCAGCGGCTGATGGTACGTATTATATACGTATTGTCGATGATGGTGCTGATTCATTGGATGTCGATTTTGTCACGGACATATCGGGTTACAACTGGAATCCATCGTACAACGGCATGTATCATAATGATGGATACCAAGTCCTTCCATATCAGATTGCTGTGTCAGGTACTGTCACAGTGTTCACCAAGCGCAAGATTCTGAATTTCCATCGGAGCACAGGATTCTTGACCGTGGACTATCTTGGAAATATCATCACTGCCACGATACTTGGCGGTGCTGT